ATGTAATATTCATTTACCACATCAATAACATCGGCACCGGTACGTTCATCTTTCTTTTTCTTAATCTCACGGACTTTACGAAGTTTGCGTGGATCAATATAACGAAGTTCTTTAATACCGCCAATTGGATTTGTTTTATCGATGATAACATTGTAGTATAGTCTACCATCAACATAATATCTGCGAAAGATATCTTGTGCCATATTCTTGTAGTTAAACAATTTAAGGACAGTTTGAAACTCATCCTTAATGGCCTTCTTAATTTTGTCTGGTTGTTCTAAGTCATCCAGAATAATTTCTATACTTCTACCATCATCATCTTGTACAATGGCTTCATTCATAATATCATCGATTGCCGATTCAATTTCTGGCTGCATGGCCATTTCTCGGTAACGAGATATTAATTCTACTTCATTTTTTGCGGTGCCGTCTAGGTCAACATATGTACCATAGTAAGCAGCAGAGGAAATGGTTAATGCGCCATCGTCATTTGCTGGTGGCGTGAATGATGGTTGCACGGTTTGTTCTTCTTCAGACTTATTCCGTGATACCGTAAAACCAAAGAGAGAGAATTTATTAGCTGTTGCCATATTATTTAATATTCCAAGTCAAGTAAGCATGATTGGGGAACCGAAGTTCCCCATATAAGTCATTATGAAGTTGTATCTGATTCCCAATACTGGAAAGCAAATGTTGCGTTGTATTCTTCAATTGCATCATTAGAACCCCAATCTAAATCGATTGGTGCGATGTCAAGTGGGAATAAACCAACAAACTTGTAAGTTTTCAAAGGTTGGCCGGCCTTGCCAAATTGAGTAACAGTTGCATCCACACTATAATTCGATGGACTAACTGCACCGGAGTTTCTTACGTTACCCGCATGACTGTTGATTGCGTTCATCCATGATTCTAGAGCATTGCGAATAGCAAAGTCCTCGTCATTGATAATTTGCAAACTCCAGTCCGTGAAGGTTCTGTTACCTACAAACTTCAGCTCACGGCCAAAGTAATAGATAGGTACCATGCCTACTGTCGAACCAGGTAATTGTGCCGATTTAGCCATGAAAGTTGTTTTCTGACTAGCTGCGGAACCATTAGTTGCAATCGCTGGGAATGTAAGAGAGACCTGAAATAGATTGGGACGGGCACCGTCACCAACCATATTCGCTCTAAATTCTGCTACATTGAATGCCATTTTTATCTCCTATATCGTTAGTTATTTATTAAGCTGCACCAACGACTGTTGTAAAATCAACACCAGTTCCAACCGCAACAAAGTTTAATTGGATGAAATTGATTGAACGAGCAGGTTTGATATAGATATCACCAACAAACTGGTTGGAATCAATAACTTGTGAAGTGTTATTTGTTGTATCGCAAACCACTTTAAAGTCGGTAATACCACGGCGACCTTGTACATCACGCAAGAATGGAGTTACTAATGCCACAAACTGAGCACGGGTAAACTCATCATTGAATTCAAACAAGGAGAACTGAGCTGCTTTAGCAATTGATTTTTCAAGAACAATAAACAGTCTACGAACATTGATACGGTCAAACGCAGATGGTTTGTTCAACAATGTCTTATCACCAAACAATACGATACCTTGACCTGGGAAGGATACAACTGGATTTACACCAGCAGCATACAACGCATCACGGTAAGTTTTGTTAGGATTCCATGCCAACTTGATAGCATTTTTGATTGCACCACGGTTGAAACCAGCTGGTGAATACCAAGGGTCACGAACTGTATCTGTGTTTACACAAAGACCAGCAACATCACCATTAAGTGGAACCCAACGATATACATTGTTGTATTTGTCAAACATATACTTCCAACCAGAATCAGCCACAACAAAAGAAGATGTGCGAGCTAATGATGCTAACCATGTTGTGATATTACCAGATTCTTCTCCAGAACTATTAACAACGGAAGCTTGTGGAGGAGAAATAAAGGCTACGCAATCTTTACGAACATTAACAACATTATCAATTGCATATTGTTGAATTGCAACATTGGCATCACCGGTAAGTACCAATGAAATGTCAATAGTTTCTTTATTTACAAACAAATCCAATGCAGTTTCTAAATCACCTTGAGCAGGAGATACACTTGTACCTGTTGTAAGTGTTGTTGCAACATTACCAGATAACTGTGTAAAGGTTACACCTGCAGCGGGTTGACCCCATGTTAAATGAGTAGCAGAATAACTTACTGGATCTACAGCATAAACATATTTGGATTGATTAAAAATTACTTGTTTATAGTAATTTGTAGAACCACTTACTGAAGCATCGGATGCTTTTGAAACAAATGGATAAGTTTCTACAACGGTACCTGCGGTACCTGTAAATAATCCACCTGCATCAACAACTGCAATATGTAATTCATCGTGTACGCCACCAACAGCTGAAGCAAAATCAGAAGTGGAAGGTGCTGAAGTGAAGTAATTTTTATAAGACCAAGATGCAAAGTCTGTAGAGTTATCACAAACAGAAACCACTAATGAATTTCCTAAAGCACCTGGATATCTAGCCACAAAAGCACCATAGGCATTTGCGTGGTCAGTATCCAAATATTCATATTGGAATTGGTCTGAGTTGAGAATCTGAACATTAGCACTTGAAGTTGCATTGTTGGAATGAGCACCAACAGCACGAACAAGACTTAGATTATTACCATATGCCAAGAAACTGGCCGCAGTAAAGAAAGATATTGCTGAATCATTGTCAGGGGTACCAAAGGTTTTAGATAGTGTAATTTCGCTATCTACTAATACTACTTTATTGGCTGGACCCCATTGGAATGTTCCAGCAAAAGCACCGGCCGTAGTAAGAACCGAAGGAACGACTGTAGTTAAGTCAATCTCGGAAACATTTACGCCTGGAGAGAGTTGAAACGCCATTTTATTCTCCTTGAATTATTATGTGTTCTTGGCAGTTAGAATACCATACTGATATTTATGAATCATCGGATTTACAAGTTTTCAAACCATTTTCTGGAATACGCACCATAAGTGTCACCACCGTTTGCATTTTCCCATACATCGCCGTCCATTACTTCAAAAGGTGTTTCTAAACCATCTTCAATAATAGGTGCCGGTAAGACTTCTTCATCAAACTGATTCATATTTTCCAACTGAATCTGTTTTCTTAAATCATGGTTAACAATTTCTCTAAAGTATTTTTGTGTAGCTGCCCACGCAAAAATTACCAAAGTCATAGCCATGTCATCGTTTGCACCTTCAGCAGCTGCAAATGAAGTTTTGTGTTGTTCAAATGTGGTTAACTCTGAATAAGTATCAAAGTCATTGATTAAGAGTTTATCACCTTCAATCAAGGTTTTTAAATTTGAACATCCAACTTGTTTAACCTGAGGGGACATTTTAAGTCCCATCTGTACACCACGGGCAAAACCTGCCGATAATTGCTGTGGTTTTTTGTTGCCCGTAAATACTTTCAATAAATTCTCATATTCTAAATCTGAATGTATATAATCTGCTACTTGTGGGTTACTATTAATCTCAACCAACACATAAGCATCGTTATACATTCTAGCCGCATTAACAATCACCGTTGGAAATAGAATAGGTGATATTGATGAACTTGCATAGGTTGCCACCTGTTTGTATGGTGTGGCAGAAATATCTATTACAGAAAAGGCCGAACTATCTAAGTTTTTGCCTTCTGATACATCTACTGCAATGCAATATAGATGCTCGGCTTTGCTAATTTCTCCGTCACCTTTTATTGGATGTTCGTAAATTTTCATCTTATCGTGTTCCGCAATTGGATCTCGATAAGCAATTTGTTGTAATTTGTGACCAGAAATAAGGGTATTAGAAGAACCTAAGAACTCAGTTTCAAACTCTTGTTGAAATTGTCTGTAAGAAGTATTGCGGATTGTTTCTTCTTTCCAGGCTTCATCACGACCTGGTACCATAGACCAATGAATCTCAAAGTTCTTATAGTTGTTTCTACCTTCAATTGAATCCATCCAAAGTTTATAGAATAAATTCATTCCATTTGGAGTAGAAACAATAATAATCTTAGAAGATTTACCAGAGGAGATTACAGGGTATACAGAGTTAAAGAATTCGTTTGCAATATTATTTGGTACGAAAGCAAATTCGTCCAAGAATACAATGTTAAAAGAACCTCCACGAATTGCACTTGACGATGTGGATGAAGCAATTACTTTAGAACCATTCTCCAATTCTACATTACCTTTATTCCATGTGACCACACCTTGTTGCAACCACACAGGTAAGTTTTCATAAGCGAGTTGATACTTGGCTAAAATATCTCTTGCTAATGAACCTTTGTTTGCTAGAACTGCCACATTCTGTGAATCTGTAAAAATAGTTGCGTGTAAAAGATAACCAACAGCTGTGGTTGTTTTACCAACCTGACGAGGACATTTTGTAATAACAAAACGATTATCCGCAAACAACCTAATCATTTCTTTTTGAAAGTCCCACATTCTAAAAGGAATTAATCCTTCATCTACGTTGACAATTTTAATATAGTTCATACAGAAGTATACCGGATCTTTGGCACACCTCATATATTCTTCAACCTGTTCTTTGGTGAAGTTGTGTTCAACGCCTACTTTTTTAAGTAAGGGGTTGTCACGGTATGAATCTTTGTTTTGAACTGCCATTAATCTTTGCCTTTGATGAGTTTATTCAACTCTGCTGTGGATCCAATAAAGATTGCTTTATCAATATTTGTACCACCTTTATCTTTCTTGGCATTTTCATCCATGTCCCGCATTTGTTTTTGAATGGCAAGAAGTTCTTTATTGGCATCTATTACATTTTTAAGTAAACCACCATATACCTCAAAAGCTCGTGGATGTTGTCCTGCTTTGGCAACTTGCAGTATTTCATCCATGGCTTCTTTGCCTTGGTCGATTAACTCTTGGAGATTTTCTTTTGATTGTTGATAGGCATCAGTTAAGTCCTGCTTCATATCAGGTTCATTGTAGTTGACCGATACCACCTGTGTAGAAGTTTTCTTTTCAGGTACTTCTAAAGGATTTATATCAAATATTTCAGACAAATTTTTATTTAATTCATTCATTAATAACTTTCATATTATACTACTATCGCAGTTCTTATTAACTTAATAACTGTTACAGCATTAACTCCTGTGAATAATAAATTCACAACATTACTGGAAATAGATACATCAAAGGTTCCTAACGGAACGGTTGTTGTTATTTCACCATATTGTGATAAATTTGCAGTTGTATTATCATGAATCATTAATAATTCAATACTATGATATGATGTTCCTGAAGTCATCTGAACATGATATTTAGCTGAACGATAAACTGTTTTATCAAAAGCATCAACAGAAACTTGTGATGAAGAACTTGTTGTATATGTATTTGAAGTTACTCCCACAATTGTGGTTGTACCAATATTAACTGATGTTGTAAGTAATGAACCTGATAATACTAAATTATTATTTGATGTAAAATATTGAAAGTTTGTGGTATTGGAAAGATAACCCGTAGAGTTTGCAAAGGATACAGAATTTGCAAGATAACCATTCGTTGATACTACACCTGTTGCACCTTGAACACCTTGATTACCTTGAGAACCGGTAGAACCTTGAGCACCAACAACTCCTTGGAATCCTTGGTTACCTTGAGAACCGGTAGAACCTTGTACACCTTGAGCACCAGAACCTGTTGCACCTTGAACGCCTTGAGCACCAGTATCGCCTTGAACGCCTTGAGCACCAGTCGCACCAGAAACCGCAATAGCTGAAAAGTTGCAATATACAACTGTAACCGTAGTGGTATTTGATGTTGAATTTAATACACGCAAATCAAAAGTATCATTGACATTTACATTTGAAACTATACCTGCAACCGTTACTGTTACTATATTTGTTGTTTCGCCGGTGCTCGTAGTTGTTTGAGCTATATGGTCGGTAATTAATTGATTATTTTTAAAAATACCAAAACTAAATTTTTGGCCAGGAGTATTAGAACTAAATGATATTGCAGCTATAGTTTCATAGGAAGAAGCAGCTAAACAAGTTAATGTATTGGATGAATAAGTAAAATTATTTAAATCTCCGGCGACAAAAGGTCCCACTTTATAATATTGATTTTGATTAGTTAAATTAACAGCTGTTGCATTATTTGAAATTGTCATTTCACCAAATGCAGTTGAACCTGCAACGGCTGCTGAACCTTGTGATCCTTGAGCACCAGTAACACCTTGGAATCCTTGATTTCCTTGGTTACCTTGAGCACCAACAACTCCTTGGAATCCTTGGTTACCAACGGCACCTTGAACACCTTGAGAACCGGTAGAACCTTGAGCACCAACTACACCTTGGAATCCTTGGCGTCCTTGGAATCCTTGAGTACCTTGAGCACCAACTACACCTTGGAATCCTTGAGTACCTTGAGCACCAACTACACCTTGGAATCCTTGGTTACCTTGAGAACCTGTAGCACCAGCAATAGCAGCAATATTAAAGTTCGCATAAGTTACAGTTATTGATGTACCACTTGAAGTAACATTTGTAGCTCTTAATGTAAGAACATCACCGGATAATATTCCAGAAACTACTCCTGTTATTGTGGCAATATAATTTTGGCCTGCTGTTACAATATAAACTTTAGCAATATGGTCTGCAATAGGAGAGCCATTTTTATACATTTCAAACAAAATAGTTTCTGTAGTGGTATCAACAGAAAAAGAAATATGACAATCAGTTTGATAAACTCCAGGAGTATTAACAGTTAATCCACTACTACTGTATGTAACTCCATTATTGTCTCCTGCGGACCAACCTTGATTAAGTAAATATGATGTGTTTTGAGTAGTTAGATTAACTGCCGTGGAATTATTATTAACCACCATTTCACCATATGCAGCTGCCCCTGGTGTGGCCGGAGTACCTTGTGATCCTTGAGCACCAACTACACCTTGGAATCCTTGGTTACCTTGAGAACCGGTAGAACCTTGAACTCCTTGATTGCCTTGGGATCCTGTGGAACCTTGAGCACCCACAACTCCTTGGAATCCCTGGTTTCCTTGAGAACCTGTAGAACCTTGATCACCAACAACTCCTTGGAATCCCTGGTTTCCTTGAGAACCTGTAGAACCTTGAGCACCAACCACACCTTGAAATCCCTGGTTACCTTGAGCACCCAAAACACCTTGATAACCTTGACTGCCTTGAACACCTTGATTTCCTTGGTTACCTTG